AGCCGCATCTCCCGAACGCGTCCGTACCCCCGCCAGGTCGGCGGCGACGTGTGCATCGAGATCCCCTTCTATTTTCACGGTCACCCCGAGCTGGCCTTCCCGGTGTGCGCGCTAGCTTCAGAGACGGAGATTACAGTAGAGGTTAAGTTTAGGAACGTGGAGGAATGCATTTGCGTGTCGCGACACCAAATCTCGGGGTTCCAAGGTTCGGTCGGCGCTGACGTCAACGATTTGGTCACGTTTAAACCGTTCGATTTAAAATTATCCACCGAGTGTGTCTTTCTAGACCCGGTGGAGAAGATTAAGGTTCAAAACAGTGTGTTCGAATTCCCCGTCACACAGATTCAATACGACGATGTGTTGGTAGGAAAGGAGGAGACTGAATTCAAAACGCGGTTACACTTTACGAACCTCGTGCAAGAACTATACTTTTTTGTGATGTACACAGATAACAACGCCTTCGGCGGTACCTTTAACTATAACGACACACCGGCCGATGCCGCCGGTCTATCCGTGGACCCTTCATTGAGAAACGAACACATAAACTACGTAACACTCACACTGGACGGTGAAGAGATTTTGGACGAGCACACCGGTTCGCCGCATTTCCTGCGAATCATTCAACCGCGACTTCATCATAGGAACACCCCCGTCACGAGGCGATTTTCCACCTACAGTTTCGCCTTGTACCCCAACGATAACAGCACGGCTTCCGGCCACGTCAACTTTTCCGTCGTCAAAGAACCCACACTTCAGGGTAACCTATTCACCAGCAAGCACGGGAGTCCCCCTGTGTACTACGAAAGGCGGTTTCACATCCTCGCGAAGACCATGAACTTCATACGGATGAAGGATGGTAAGATGTCACAGGTTTTTGATTACATGATTTAAACAGGGCTCGGTGTTCTTGAATAAACTCAAGGATTGAGTTCTTAATCACCCACTTGATGAAGTTAAGTTGGGCGAGGGTCGTTTGAATCTCTTCAGACGTCTCTGGGATTTGGTACGTGAACTTCTCGGCTCGGCAGAAAGGATCGAAGAGCTTCTTGCTGTACCCGTCTAGTGAAGATTTGTACGCACAGTGGACGGCAAACATCTTGCCGTCCTTCGTCTTGAACGATGTGTGATTCTTTTTTGCGTAATTCGTGATGAACCACTCGAGGTTCCGCAGAGAAATTCCACCACTTTTGTTTAGTATCGTCAGTAGTTTATTCCTGTTGTGCTGGTCTTTGTAGAACTGGTTTATGGATGATAGCAGAATGCTTGACTTATTCATTGATTAAAAACAAATGTGTTCAAATCTATAAGTCCCTTTCGACCTCGTTCACACGCTGGACACCCCGCGACGTTCATCCGTTCCGGTCCGTGGTTGTGTCCATTTGCACCGCCGCCGGTCAAACGCCTGGATTCTATATTCTCTCCCTGATGTTCGTGAAACTTGCAGTACCCGTTTTGCGAAGCCTTGAACGAACATCTGACCCGACTCCCGTCCTTCGTCGTCTTGTACCCCCTGCACCGCTGGTCGTCCCTCAAACCTGGGACATCGTGTAGTAAGATATCCAGAGGGATCTGATGCTTTTTAGAAATGCTCTCGAGGACCTGGGTTAGTTTCCCCTGTACCTCTTCCTCCACAAACTCAGCGACGATCTCGTTTAGGCCGTACGCGGGAAGGTGGTCAGCAAGGATTTGACTGACCACTTTGCTGATTCTAACCTCCATCTCACGTACTTTTCTTTTGCGCGAACCTTTTAAATAGGTCGTCGATGGAGTTCTGTTTGGGGTCCCTCTGTTTGGGCGGCGGGCCGAGCATATCGCCGAATATATCCTGTCGCACGTTCTCGAACAGGGGATCAAGGAGATCGCACACCGGGTTGAGGAACTTGTTGACGAAGTAGTAACGGTAATCGACCGGTATGTTGTGTTCCTCGACAAACTTCGGGTCTTCACTCTTTTCGAACGCTTTCGCGCGATGGTCGCCGGTGCACGTCAGGAGATAGGGAACCCTGTCCCCGCTCTGCGGCTCGCTACCGGGTTTTCGTTCTCGCATCTTCAACATGACTTGGACGTGGGCCTGGTTGATGAACGCACAGTCCGCCCCTTTGATGCTGACGGATTCACCTTTGACTTTGTAAGTGTCCGAAAGGCTCTGACTCAGGATCAACTTTTCGTGAGCCACATCACCCGCCAGGAGCTCGGAGGCGCGTTTACGGGCGAGTTCTTTCGGCGGGCCAGTATCCGGTGCATCGAGGACGACGTCCAGGAGTTCTTTGCACACCTCACGCATGTGCGGCGTGTTATCCCTTCGAACCAATTGTAGACCCTTGACGTCGATATAATCCATGTGCATCTGATCATCTTTTCCCTTGGTCCACAGTTTCGCCGCGTACCGCTTTTTAGAATAGAGAAAATACGGGTGGTAGACCTTCTCGAGTTCCAGATTGTTCGGCTTTTTGAAGAGCGCGGAACACTCATCCGCGGCGCGCTCGCCCAATTCCCAGCTGTATTCGATCGCCTCCTTCCCTTTACGACCCTGAACATCGAATTCCACCATCACACTGTCCGTGTCGCCGTATCTGACATTCGCCCCGGGAAAATTGGCCTCGACGTAGGTCTTGGTCTCCTCGATCATACCCCGGCCCCGACACGTCGTCGTCGAGGCGATCGGGACACACGGTAAAATTCCTTTCCCAGCGCCGGTGAACCCGTAGATGGAGTTCATCGATACCTTATACGCGAGCTGTTTGCCGTTGTACACCTCTTTCATGCCACCGGTCGCGGCGGCCATGTCCCTCTTGGCCTTCTTCCTAAACTGTTTGAGTTCCGACAGGATACTCGGTAAAAGTGAAGGAATGTTCTGCGCGAACTTATACGTCCGAGAGCCGATGGTGAAAGTCTCGTAGGTCACGTCCGGGATGTTACCGTACTTCTTATCGTCGAGAACCAGGGTCGAATAGCACAGGTTATGCGCCATCATGATCGAAGGGTACAGCGCCTCGAAATCGAGCGCCGTGATCGGTGTGTAGTACGCCCCCTTCTGCGCCTCGAGCACTGTCGCACCCTCGTACGGTTCCTCAGGGATAGAGCCGTGTTTGATCGTCGGGACCATGTACCCGAGTTCTCTCGCCTTCTTACACAGTTGGGAAAACACCTTGATCTGCTGCCCGCGCTCCACCAGGAATGTCAGGGGGACCCAGGTCGCCTTCGCCATCTCCAGGAGGTTGAGCAGCGTGCACAGTTTCTTCATGAGCTTGTGCGGGAGGAGGGTATCCTTGATGCAGTACTCGGCAACCTCCCCGAGCTTCGCGGCGTTCCCCTCGATGAACCGCGCGAACATCTCTTTGGCCGGCATGTCGATCTTCTGGTCGTCAAGGTACAATTTAGATACGTTGTTCAGAGAATACGAATCCAGCTTGTACCCCTTCTTGACTTCGTGAAAGAGATCGAAGATGAACCGACCGGACATGGGCAGTAACTGCAAGAAATTATCCCCGAGGGCGCTCGAACTCAGTTTCTTCTGCACGAGGTTGGATTGTGTATCCTTCAGCTTTCCCAGTCGGGAAAACTCCCAACTGCAATTGTTCCTCGCGGCTCTCTTGTGTAAGTACGCCAGGTCGAACCCGAAGATGTTCCACCCCGTCATGATATCCACGTCGTGTCGCTGGACGTAGTTCTTGAACGCCAGGAGAAGTTCTCGCTCGGTCCTGAAACTCGTGACGTCCTCGCCGGAGGTTTCCTTGTAGCACAGGCAAGTCTTTTCGTAGGGTTCGTCGGACCCGAACGTACACAGGGAAACGCCGATCTGAAAGCACGCGTCTCCTGGTACACCGGCGTCCGGGAATTTACCCGTCGAACTGTGACACTCGATATCGAACGAGGCGACCACGAACGGCGCGATATCGTCTCGGTCCACGGGCTTCAGTTGTTTCCAATCGTTGCACCATAGGTCGATGTCCACGTTCGCTAATCTTGACTGGGCACATTCGGAACCCGTGTCAAGCCACCCGGTCGACTGGATCCCGGTCCTGTGCATCAGGCGGAGCACCGGATCGAGGTTCGCCTCGTAGACTCGGTACCTCTCAAACTCAGGGGTATAGGAGAATACACTATTGACTCGCCGCCTCGCTCCCAGGTTCGTGAAGGTCAGGTGCATGAAGAAGAACTCTTCGTTGTTCTGGAAACCCCAGACGTCCTTCTGTTTGGTGAGTGAGTATCCCGTCAGGCAATCCTTTGTCTTTTTCATCGTGCATAGCTTATCGTACAGCAGCTCCACATCGGAAGGCTTCGTGCCCGGCGGGAGCTTCACGAAGAAGTACGGGTTGAACGCGGTCGTGACACACACGGACTTGCCGTCCTCGGTTTTGCCGAAGATGCTGATGAGGTGCTGGTCATCGGCATCCCGGGCTTCCCAGGTCAGGGCTTGGAAGACCACCATACTTACCAAGATCTGTCGCCATTTTTTT